CGTGTAAGGTTTGTCGTATCCACTATAAACATAATTTATTGCAGAAATGTTTGTTATACATTTGTGTCCCCCTGAATTTTTCTTTAGAAAATCGTAGGCATTTACAGAGTTAGTGACAGGGTCATAAGAAGGTGCCTTACCATACATTGCAATCATATCTCTTTGTGTAAATCCAACAGATTTTTCAGTAGCCTCTCTTTCAGCAATTTTTTTAATAACTCTGTATGATAAAATTTCTTTTTCAAGTTCAGGTTTGAATATTTCTAATACTTCATCCTTGATTGGTCCTAAATCGATACCTTTCAAGGCTCTGTTTTCCTTATATGGATTACAAGAAACTTGGACCATACCAACAGGTGCTCCAATACCTGTAACCAAGAAATCCGCATCAGGGTATATATCAAAAGGAACATATCTATCGTAAGACCCTTTTTTCATCCTACCTAATCCATATTGAACTAATATGTTACCTAACTTTTTGATTCCCTTAGTTTCATCAGCCCTTTGTTTTATGAACTCTTCTTGGTTTTTTTGCATAGTTTCAACATCAGCATAATTTCTTTCTACCGCTAACTTTTTAATGTTGTTGTATATACTAATCAAACTTGGTTCAGAATTCATAACCAAGTATTCCATAAATTCTGGATAATTTTTGTAGGCTAAAAGGAGTTTGTTAGTAACCAAACCAAAAAGAATTTTATTTTCTCTCAGGGACTTATCTTTATCAAAGTTATAAACAAAATTCATAACTACTTTTGGTGTGATTTTGTTTTCAGCGAATTTTGCAGAATCAACCATTGAAATTACGAATATGTCATCGTTAGGAAAAATTTCTTTTGGTGATATTATTTGGGATATTGTTTCGACATTTGATTTTGCTTGTCTGAAGCTTGTTGATGTGTGTCCTTCTACTCCTGATTGTGAATCGTGGTGGTCTGTGTGTATTTCGAACATTACTTTACCGTGAGCAAAATCAACTAGTACAGGCATTATTCCACTTTCAACATCGACCTTTTTAATTGCCCATTCTTTTTCTCCGTATTGAATAACTTCACAGTCGACGACTTTGAATCCTTGGTTTTCCAAATACTCTCTCATCGCTATGGCTGTAGTTACTCCATCCAAATCTTGATGGAAATATATTTTTGCTTCCTTAAATCTTTTTAATAAATCATTGATATTTCTTATACCTGATTCATTCAGTAACTTACTGACCAATCTATCTACTTGAGACTCTGATAAAATAACTGTATTCATATCAGATAAATACCATATAAAACAAAAAAACCAACTTAAAGTTGGTCTTCTTTTATTTCTTCGAGAGTTTTAAAGTAATTTACTCTTGTCTCAGCGACTTGACAATAATTAGGCGAAAGTTCGATACCAATCCATCTTCGGTCTAGTATCTGTGCCGCAACCAGACTTGTTCCGCTTCCTGCAAATGGGTCAAGTACAATATCGTTTTTGTAAGATAGTATCTTGATAGCCTTTGTAGGTATGTCCATCGAGAACGTTGCCTTGGTGAGCGGTCTTGAATCATTAAGGTATTTCCATTGCCCATAAACTAATTCAATAAATTCACGTTTATCCTCCTCCTTATAAACCACCTTGGTTTTATAAGTTCCATCTTCTTGTTCCACTTGGGTTGGTTCTCCCTTCCATTGTGGTTCCCCTTTTACTTTCTTAATATGTTTGTTTTTATATGCAAGTATCACACACTCCTTAGGGTTATAGATATAGGGGGAAGATGGGCTCATCCAACTACCCCAAGCAGTGGTCTTACTTCTATGTGGTGAATCTTCTTCTAAATCGACAATACCAAAAAACTTAAACCCAATTTTTTTCATTATCTGATATATCTCCGACACAAAGAAAATCCGACCACCTTTATCTTGGCGATTGATTTCATAAGGAATGTTAATGGCAACTCTACCATCATCTTTTAACACTCTAAATGCTTGGGTTAACCAATCCTCCGAGAACTTCAAATACTCTTCAAAATAAACATCATCGTCGTGAACGTCATATGCAATCCCTACTCCATAGGGTGGAGATGTCACAATTAAATCAACAAATGATTCAGGAAAAGTTTTTAGAACTTCAACACAATTTCCGTTTATAATCTTTCCGGTTTCAATCATTTGTTTTCTAATTTATTTATTTTATGTTGTAAATACCAAAGAGCCTTTTTCAAATCCTCCAATTCTTTTTCAGGACTTTTTTTACCCGCCCTTGATATATATTTTACTGTGTTACCCAAACAAAAATCCAAGTCCCAAGCATCAATCACCTTTATCGCCTCATATGGATTTGACTCACCTCCGTAATGTTTAGGATGATTCACCATTTCTTTTTCCATCTTTCGACATTTTTTTTAATTTATAAAAATTTTTGTAATCAGGTGACTCTTCTATGATGCCTTCCTCCATATACTCTTTCAGAATTTCAATTGCCATATACTCACTACAATTCAAAATACTTTCGGCAATAAAAGAGATGTGTAAAGGTCCTCTTAACTTATTTAGAAGAATTCTTTCTTTGTTTTTTGGAAGTGGTGTTGTCATTTGTTTCTGTAGTTGGAGTTTTGAATTGTTTTTTCCACTCTGATTTTGATACATACTCAAAACCGTATTTGACTTTTGGTTCGGCTTCCTTGTCTTTCACTCGTTCGATTTTACCTGTGGTTTTGTTTCTTAATGTTTTCATATATTCCAGTCTTTAATTTGTTGCAAGATTTGTTTTTCGTTCTGTCCGTTTTGAAATAACTTATAAACTTCTGTGGCAAACTTATCTATGAAGATTACCGCATCGGCTTTAAATAACTCACGTAAAGTTTGTCCTCGTTCAAGGCTTGTTTTTATCTGTTGAATCGTCAGAAATCTCTTTATCATCGGGATATTTTATTGAATTGATTAGTTCTCTTACTTTCTTTCCCAAAGTATAATCATTTGGATTTTGATTGACAAGTTTTTCGATTAACTCGTATGTGATTTCTGTTTTCATACTCTATCGTATTTTAATGACAAAGACTGATTTATATAACTTAATACTCTTCTTTTGAATATTGGTAATAATGTTTGTTCTAATGGGTAGTCATCTCCACCCGTTACTTCAAATATTGGGTATTTGTTATTAACATCTGGTTTATTCCATTTGCTGAAATTATTAATTATTTCTGTTAAAGTCAAATCATCTTTTGGACCTGAGTAAATTGGGTTGGAGAAATTTCTATATTCAACCGAACCTTTTGTTTTCTTTAACTTATACTCCCACACATAAAGAGTTTTTTCTTTTTTGTTGTGGTAGTAAAAGTATCCTGATTTTTTTGATAATTCGTTCTTATTTCTTCTTAACTGAACTGTAATACTTTCATTTACCAAACCCCATATTGATTTCGCAATATTAAAGTAATCATAAATCTTTGGGGCTGTGTATTTTAATATTTCTTGGTATTGCTGCTCCTCATCAGAATTAAGTTGGGGTATTTGATTATATTTCAAATCTGAAACCAAAAGTTCATCATCAAAGTATTCAAACTTCTTGTCTGTTGATAACATTTTATTTTCACCAATCATCGTTCTTACGTTGGCAAAATGTAATGACAATTCTATGAATGATGGATAAACCTCGAACTTATCAAACCTTTCGTTAAGTTTTTGAAAATAACTTAATAAGACATATTGTTTGTGTTCCAAATCAATTGGGGTTTGAAATACCCAATCTGTATTTAACAAAAACTCAAAACCTTTTTTTAATTTTCTTCCCGACATAATTTTTCTTTTTCTAAATTATAATAAAACGTTGGGATTTATTAAAGGTTAATTTATTCTCATTACGATATATGCAACTTCGTTGATATATTCGGTTTCATAACTTCCATCGTATCCACTCATTATACCATATCCATCTGAATCAACGTAGGCTTGTGCAAGTGAAGATTTATCAACCCAATCTTCAATATCAAGTCCAAATTCATCTAATTTCGCTGCGTAATCATATTTGACATCATCCAACATATCATCAACTTTTCTTTCAATCATATCCTCTGTTGGTTCTTTATCAGGTTCAATTCCATCTAGTTCTTCTTGGGCGGTTTCAATATTTGATTCAATTTCTTTTATTTTCTCATCTAAATCATAATATTCTTCACTATCTGAATCCTCTAGATTTCTTTGTTCTTCCTCTGTTTCTGATAGTAAATCTTCCATTTCTTCAATATAACTCTCCAATTGTTCTTTGCGAGCCTCTTGTTCTGTTGTTAGTTCAAAATCATCGTCATCAAAATACGCCTCAATATTATTTCTTATGTCGTCTTCATAGAAATCTCTGAAATAATCCAATATTCCTTCTTCATCCAAGTGGTCCATCCAAAAATGTTCATTAAATCCACGAACTCCATTTTCATCTATCCACTGCTCGGCATATTCCAAGGCTGCGGCTTCGGCATCCTCTTCTTTTCCTGCGGCATATTCCTGTCCTTTGAAATCGCCCCACTCTAAATCAAACCTATACAAATTACCATAATATTTGTATCTTGATGGGACCAAATCATACACATCATACCTTTCTT